GTCGATTTTTATTTCTTCCATAATCCCGCCTCCATTTAATTTTTCTTTGCTCCTGCATAAATCATTATTATCAGTATCGCTATTGCTGCCATAAGTTTCATCTCCCACTATTTTTCTTTTTTGTTTTCTACAAGCTGACCGCATTTTGCAGGATGGTTTAAGCATTGATCTGTACATCTGTCTACTCTGTCACAGTAAAAGCAACACGGGCATCCTCTTCTTTTCCCGCATCTGAAAAGTTTACATTTAGGTTCTACTTCTTTTTTCATCGTTTCCTCCATTATTTTCATCGCCCAGAATCTGAATTTTTGCATTTTTCAATGTCATCTGTGTCCACAGATATAATGGATCATCACTTTCCATTCTTTCATCATCATCTACACCATCTTCTTCTGCACCATCTTCTTCCTTTTCACCTTTCCAGTCAATGGCCTGTCCGCATCCCAGACAATACGGTAGCCCTTTTTCCTTCGGCATTAAAATATCTGGGTACTTTTTCCATTTATACAAAAGTACATTTCCACAAGTCGGGCATCCATAGTATTTATCTTCGTACTCTTTTGGCTTTGTTGGAATCTGTCTCTGTAATGCTGCTGTTGCCAATTCAAGTGAGAATGCCATCTTAACCAAATCAACTGCATTCTCATTATCTTTTTCTTGTAATCGTTCTTTTGCCATGATACAACTCTGCTGCTTTCCGCTCTGCAAAATTTGAATTGCTTCCTCTAAGCTTATTTTTACCTTCATTATTCTCTCCTCTCCACCCAAAATCCTTGTTCATCTTCAAATATTTGAATATCTGGATGCTTTTCGCTTTTATAATCAGTATCCGTAACAAAATCGCACTTTTCATTACTACAATAAATGAAACTACCTTCACTTCCTCCGTAATCCCTTCTCTTTGCTTTTTTACTCGCCTTTCCATGTGCAGTTATAAAATGTACTACTGAATATTGGCGACATTCTTCAAACATCAGTTGCCCTCCACACACCGGGCATTTGTTCATTTTTTTCTTTCTCATTCTTCCTCCACGTCAGTTATCCTATTTGTAAGGATATACAATTTATTATAGTCCATTGATACTTTTCTCTCCTTCTTGCCTCGAAGTTCTACAAGATTTGCAAAATGAGCATACTTTGCATCAACTATGTAATATTTGGTAAAATATGCATAACTCATAACTTGTTGCCGCGCATTATAACTAGGTTTCCTTCTTGTGATGCTGACAATCTGCCCAACCCTCAACTCATCTCTAAATTTCTTGATGCTGCTAATTCGTATTGCTTCCTGCTCATGTTTCCTATCAATAGCGGCTTGAACATAAATTCCATCTTTTCCTTTTCCCACAGTATTCATCTCCTTTATTGGACGGATGCTTTTGCACCCGCCCCTTCACCACTTAGACACGCTCCCCAAGCATTACTCGAATCTTTCCTTCTATAAATTCCTCCAACCTTGCAAAATAGTCTGTGCTTCTCCAGTTCGTGCATCTATTCTGATCTTCGAACTCATTCGCCCATTCAACAAGTTTTCTTTTCATGCCTGTACTTCCAGTATCAACGCTCTTTAAAATTCTTTTCTGTCCGCACTTTTCATAAAACATTTTTGAAATCTCTATCAAAGTCTCTGTTTTTCTCGTAAATCTAAGTCGCATGTCTAGTCCCTCCAATTATTTAATGATGCTCAATTCTCCAGTGGTTTTATCAAATCTATACGGCAAATCCCCTAGAACCTCATCTTCTGCAATGCAGTCTTCATTATTTACTCCAAAAATAATTTCTTTCAAATCCGAGAGATGCGTCTTAACCTGTGTTTCTGGCATTACAATGATTTCATGTATGCTCGACGGAAGAATAATAACATTATCATCATACACTTCTGCTACTTTCGCCAAACAATCCTTGTAAAGCATTGCTATCGCGCCTTCATGACATTCCGGATTCGTAATAACATGCATAATGGTTTCCTCTTCTTCGCTGGCAATTCCTAAATGCGGCATACTCATCACTATAAAACCATGTTTACTGGTATTTTTTCGTGCTGCTGCATCCAACTCATCTAATGACACATTCACGGTTTCTATTGTCTCGTTGTCTAACTCAATCACAATATTTCTGCCATCTTCTGCATTATATGTGACTTTATATGTAGCAGCCAGATCAAGAATATCTTTGTGCGGAACTGATTCAAGTTTCTTTGCGTTTCTCTGCTTATTGATAAGCTTGTATGTTACATTCTCTAGCACAAATTCACGTGTAAGAAGAATCTTGCGTTCTTCTGGTGTCTCTTTAATCTTGTATGCCTCAACAAGCTTCTCGGCAGCTTTTTTCACACTAAATCTTCCGTTTTTAATGCACTCAACTAATTGATTGACCTCAAATGCAGTTGTGTCATCATTCTCCTTTTCATGCACTATTATCATAATTTTTTTCTTATTCTTTTCTTTCTCAATCTCACCGCATCTAACCTCGTAGTTACTTCCCAGTGCCATTTCTACTTCGTTCATTAAAGCAATAACTGTCTTGTTCATTATTTTCTCCTTCCAATATTTATCTTTTTAATTCTTTCAATTCCATACTAATCGTAACTACAGATACTACCACTGACACAGCCGCCACAACTCCATTCTGAGTAATTGCAGTTATTGCAACCATAATAGCGCTTGCTGCTCTTGCAATTTTTTTCACCATAACCATTTACTTTTTCTCCTTTCGGTGGTATTCTACCTGCATGGGATGGAGTTAGTGGCTCCATCCCATCTGGAAATTTCAAAATTTCCAATCAGGTTAGAGAAGGGCTTCAATAATTGCTATTATGCTGGCAATGATTGCGAAAATTTCTGCTGCCAAGCTTATGATCTTTTCGATTTGCCCTTCTTTTTCTTGTTCTTCAAGCTTCTCGTTGAGTTCATTAACCTTTTCTTCAAGCATTTTCACCTGCTTTTTTAATTTCCTCAACTCACTTTTGTTTCCCATTGTGCATCATCTCCAGTCTGTAATATGTATTGTTTTATTACGGACGTACGATAACACGCCGACCATCCATGTCAATAGAAAAACTGATATTTTTTCTTGTTTTCACCGACAATTAACATCAATGTTGCTTTGTCCATTCCTAGTTTTCTTAAATCTTTTTCAATCTTCTCTGCCCTTTTTTTATCCGCATCACGAATAGCAGCTTCATATGCATCTATATAGTCTTGTAACATGTCTTGCTCCTCCATTTCTTTAGTTTTCAGTTTCATCAGCAGTATGGTTGCCGACCCTTTGTCTGACTTCCCCTTTTGCGTTCAATAATGTAGCTCTCGCCTTTCCCTACATAACCGCTTTCTCTGCATATGTAGTTATCACCCCACCTAATCCACGGATGAATGCCGTATACTCTTCCAACGGCTAACCAGTCGGCATTCTCTTCAAAACCCTCTTCCTTATTTTCCTTCTGGCATTCCTTCCAAATCTTTTCAAATTCTCGTCTACACTTTCTTTTTGACATTCTCTCCGATTCAATCACTTGATTTCCTGCATAGTAATATCCACCCTCAGCAGGCTCAAAGATCGGATACTCCTGATAATGTGAAAGATATCTCATATTTTCCTCACCTTCTGTGTTGATTATCTGGTAGCCGTGTTACAAAACTGCGGTTGACCTTCAAATTTAGTTTGCTTTCTGCTGCCTTAATCTCATCTTGCAACTTGTAGGCTGCTAATTTTTCTGCTCTGCTTTCGTCACAGGCTTCAATAATGCAGCCTGTAATCTTTCGCCATTCTGCATAGAATATCACCTTATATTTATGCACCTTATATTCACCTCTTCTTTCTCCCCGTCATGCCGTTAGGTCAGCAATTTTCTGCCGTATCTGCAAGATGATCTTTTATCTGTTTCAGTTCTCTGTTCATACATTCTCCTGTTTAGTCAATCCTGTTTTCTGTGAAAGCGTATAGTACAGCACCTCAAAATGTTCATCTTTAATGTACTTTTCTATCTCTTCTCTCGTTCCACTCTTTATTACATATCCAAGTCCTCTAGTATCAAATGGCACTCCCTCAAGGAAATACTTTTGTCCATCAAATCTCAGAAAATATATTTCTGCCTGATGTCCTGCTTTTCTGCACTTTGTTAGAGTTTTGATCCCTAGCCTTTCAAGAAGTTGGTCGTATTTGCAAATGAACATGTCCATGGCATCAACTATTCCGATATCAAACAATTTTGCAATCGTCTCGCAAACTAGATTCTCTGCTGTTTTTAAGTCATTGCAGGTGCCTGCGTAATACGCATCATACTGGGCATTCCCCCTTCCTCTCTTACGAAGTGATCTTTCTCCCTTAATCTTCCGCACCAATATAATCTACTTACAAGATCATATCTAAAATAAATCTTATCATGCGTTGTTACTTCAATTCTCACAGCTTCGTCAAACGTCAGTAGCTCTTCCTCTACTATCTGATCCTCACATTCTTCTAATGTCATCCCGGTTCCATAAATGCCATTGTCTGCATAAGCATTCGAGTTATAGCCTACATACTTCGTTGCTTCCTCGATAAACTTAATGGCCTGTTCTCTAGTTTCAATAGTCTTTCCTGCTACTTTGATCAAAATCTTTTACCTTCTTTCTTCAACATGCCCTAGAGCATTTCTCTCAATTCCTTTGCTTCCTTCTTATATCCATTACTTTCAAGAATCCAAAGGTCAAGCTGAACTGCCCCATCTGTAAGATCGCACTCGCATTCACTCAGATTGCTAAGTTCATCAATAATGTTATGAACCATCCAATCATCTCCTGCGGCTACCATAGCTGTTGCAATGCACATAACTTTCGACTGGCAAAAGCTCCATTCCTTTGAATCAATATGATGCTTGTCTCTTTCTCTCAGCATCTTCAAATAATCTTCTTTGCTATACATAACTACTACCTCCGTGTGTTTTTCTTAATATCCCATTTAAGAGATTGTCATTCCTTCATTCTTCTTCAAACATTGTGTATGCCGTTCTCGCAAGTTCAAAACAGATGCTTGTAAGCTCCATCTCTGTATCACTGTGCTTTGCAATGTCTTTCGCCATCTCAACAATATCCTCTGTTGTAAGATTCTCCTGCTCAGTTCTCTTCATCAAATTCTCATATGCATTGCAGTCTCCCTTTGTATACCATCCATTGTTCATGCAGAGCTGTCTAAGACTTTCTCTAGTCATCATTCTGATTTCTTTGATCTTCATTTCGCTCTCTCCTTTCAGTAATTCAACTGATATCTCCTACTTGCATTATATCTGGTATTTTCCAAACTTTCAATAGAATTTTCTGGAATATTCCAAAGCTTTTTTATTTTTATTTTCATTCTGTTTAGTCTCCAGACTTCTTTGATTTTGTTTGGTTTTGTTTACGATACGTACGATAGCACAACTACCGAGCATGTCAAGTGTTTTACTGATTTTCCTTAAAATATTTTGGAACTTTCCAATCATTTTTTTCGCATTAACAAAGTCATTTTGAATGTCTATATATTATATAATGGTTACGGTTACGGTAACGGTTATGGTCAGTGACATTTTGCGTGACTGTCGGCAGATTGTCACGCGGACGGGCACATGGACATGGCAATAAATGCAATACATATAATATAAGGAAGCAATTCATTCGCAAAATATGATGCATCCATGTTCCTATATAGAATAGCCATTTTGAGAAAATGATTATCTTACGCAGACATTAACAGGACATATGATGTGACATTTGCTGTGACATATGATGTGACTGTCGGCAGATTGTCACGTGGACGGTCACAAAATGTAAAAAAATGCAATAAAAAAAGACCTCCCTGAGTTAAACAGAGAGGTCAAATCATAATTCATTTCAAATCACTTACTTGCTAATGGTCGCAGCATCAACCCAGCCATACACATCCGATCCACCGCCAGATACAGCAACAATGTGGTATGGATGCTTTGCATTCTTGGCAATAGCAGTCACCTTTGCCTTTCCGGGCTTGCAAATCTTGCCTGTTGCGATAGTGCTGCTTATATAGTGGGTGTTGCCAGTAAACTGCACAATGTCACCGACACGAATATCAGTCACAGTTGCCTTTCCGGTGTATGTATAGTACGCCGCGCCAGACTTGGTAAACGCATAACCACAGCTCTCGCCGGGCCATACGATGCGATACCAGCCGGAAGCTGTGATATCAAGGACTTCCACAGCTACACCAGTGTCGATGGTCGCGAGCTTCTTTGCTGTAATATCAGCACCGTTCCTAATGCACATGCCCTGTTTTGAAACGGCTGTACCAATACCCTTACCACACAACGCCGTATTGCCCTGTGCAGCGTTCTGGGAAGACGGTGTGGTAGTTTGCCCGGCTTTGCCGTTGTCCAGAACAACCACCGTATGCCCTTGTGTACGGGTGCAAAGGATGTCTCCACGGCGTACATAATCAGGGGAACAAGTATACTTCGCGTCAGTGATAATGTCAAAGTATCCAGTGTCAGACAATACAATTACTTGATTAAGTGTCGAGAACCACGGGATATTTTTACCAGTTGCGTATGCCACACATGTACGTACAAGGCTGGAGCAATCCGTCTCTGCTGCGACCTTGAGTCTGCTACAATCCCAGCCATACTGCCGTACCTTATCATATAAATCCCACGAGGTAGACTGATCATAGCCAATCAAGTCATTTTTACAAGCCATTTCCATGTCTGCCGCAATTTTCTCAGCAATCTGAGAATCTTTTGCTCGAATTATAACCCAGCCTTGCTTGTGCAGGTACCATGGCTCAATCGCAACTTCCATACCAGTCTGATCTCCCGGCACACCGCCAGACACCTTACCGTTCTCATCAATTCTTGCGCTTCCAACTCTTACGTTACTCATAGTCAGTCCTCCTTCTTTCCTCTGATCTGGGCGATGGCTTGCATTACCTTATCATATCCAATCATTGCAGACAGCCAAGACAGCAACATAAGCGCGATTAAGCATACCGCCATCTTCTGATTCATAGCAGCTTCCGTCATGATGGTATATGCACCGCCTACTGCAACAGACAGCACAACCGCCACATATCCGGCTAATGTGTTTGAGCAGTACGCCTTCTTATGCTCATCCAGCCATATCTTCAATGCTTCCGTCACAAGTCCCGTCAGTGTCGATACCACCAGTAGCATCATCAGAAAAATCTCAAGTGTCATTTTTTCTTTCCTCCTTCTCTTCCTGCTGCTTTTGCAGCTTCTCGTTGTACGCTCGGTCTTTCAACTCAAAAGATCGATCACGATATCTTTCCTTTGTGACCTTAATCCACCCCATCACTCCGCACTCGCCGCCACACGCGGCAAACACGCAGCTGCACAACGTATCCGGGATTCCCCCAGTTCTGTAGTACAGCCAGATCATGGCAACTACAAAAGCCAAGAGGAATACCGCGATTACAATTAGGATAAGATCAAGCGTTCTTCGCTCTTTCTTTTTCATTCAGCTCACATCCCAATCTGTGTAAAAATATAGCCAATCATGATGCCAATAATAGCAGTCGCAGCATAGCCGATAACCTTACGCCACATCTCCCCATCCCGACCTTCAAGCTCTGCAAGCCGCCGCCCTTGTTTTTCCTGCTCCTTGACCATCATCTGCGTACTCTGTGCAAGCTTTTCAACCGATGTAGTCAGAGAACCAATTTGTTTTGTGTTCTCTTCCAGAAGCTCAATTCTTCTGTCTTGCCGCCTATTCTCCTCTTCAAGCCGCTTGCGAAACTCTTCATGCTCTGCTCGCGTAATTGCTGTTGTTGAGTCCATACGCATTACCTCCCTTCTGTTTCTTCAATCATGTCTGCTGTCTTTTTCATCAGCCGCAGTTCTTCATCATCAATCATTCCGTGCTGTAATACCACAGCTGCCAGCCGATTGATGATGCCTGTCTGCATTGCGATAATCTGTGCCTGCTTGTCAAGCAAATCTGCAATCCCTACCATTGTCTTCACCTTTCTCTTCGTGCGTAAGCACAAAATTGTTAATAATACTTTCTTTCAGCGCATCGCAATTGCAATGCTTTATCATTCCCATATAGTTTTGTAGTGTGTCATTTGCGTCCTTGAGTGTGATCTTTTTCACTCTATACGCTTCTCTCTTCACTGTCAGCACTCGCTTCATATGCAGCGTTGTTCTCTTTCTCAGCGTGAGTCTTCCGGGCCATACGCGATAGCCAACAAACTCAATGCCTTGATTAACTGGTCGAATACAAGTCTTTTGGTTCAGCTGTAGTTCAAGCTCTTCTTCAACAAATGCATCAATTCGAGTTTTCCATTCAGTAAGTTGCTGCTTGCTATTGCTCAAAATGATAATATCGTCCATATATCGCACATAGCAATGAATCCGCAAAACCCTCTTGCAGAACTGGTCAAGCACGTCAAGGTACACATTTGCAAAGGTTTGCGACATTAAGTTGCCGATTGGCATTCCAACGTCAAAAAGACGTTCACTAAGAGGTACTTCCCCTGGTGAACGTCCCGGCGGTAATCCAAATGGTGTATGCTTGCAGTCTATGATGCCTTCAAGCAATGCCATCAGCCGCTTATCCTTTATCTTTTTGGCAAGTATTCTTTTCAGTACCCGGTGAGATACACGATAGAAATACTTGCTGATATCAAGCTTCAAATAGAATGTGTATTTTCCACTATCTACCCAATAACTCAATCTCAGAACCGCTTTTAAAGCGCCTCTGTCGGGGATGCAACCATACGAATCTTCTATGTAGCCAGAAACGAGAATCGGATTGATAACTCTATAGATTGCCCACTGGACAACCCTATGCCGGAACTGGATCGACATGATCATTCGTTTCTTCGGCTCGTACACGTAGAAAATGAAATACTTTTCTATGGTGTAGGTGCCATTGTAAACTTCCTGCCTGATCTTCTCCAGATTGTCATAGGTGTTTTCCGTAAAAGCAAGTACATCCTTGTTATATCTTCTCTTCTTTGAAGCATCTTCAAGTGCTCCATAAAGATTCTCCATCGAGAAAATAATATCAAATACATTATCAATCTTCATCTGATTGTGTCTCCTTACTATGTGTTACAGCTTTCAGTGCTTGCGCACGTACTTACGGCTTCCATAGGTGCCTCTGTTTTGTGTGTCTCCACAAAGGCAGTCTTGCATACTCTCACACAAGACTTGTTTTTCTCCTACTCAACAGTAGGCGCGGAAACAGACTCCTTTATTCTCTCGCACTGTCTGGGATTTCGTGAAATTCCAAATTCTGGCATATGAGAGTAAAGCGGAGCGGAAACCGATGTTGCCGTTGGCGTTAGAGCGAGGGTTGTTCAAGTTCACATAGAACACGCCAGCATTACCGCCATTGTTCCAGTTGCCCCCACAAATCGGCAAACGAGTAGCCTGCTCCCGTTGGTACAGATCACCGTCCGTACCTTGTATTTTTAGCTTTTGTCTGCTGTGATGTCTTATTATCGCCGTATACCCACTCTTTGTATTTTCCGATCATCTTTCCGATTTCCGCAGAACGTCTATCCCATTCACATCTGGAAGATTCACCTTTGAGGTATCTTAACCTGTACGCTACGCGTATATGAGATTGGAGAGCTTTATTTGCCTCATCCAATTCACTGATCGAAGTTTTCTTGTAGTATGCAACCGTTAATGCCGACGCCAGCTCCGTCATTCGGTTCATACAGTGGGCTATGTCATCGCCCAGCAGTTTTTGGTGTGCTATTGACCATCTTTCGATGAGTGGAAGTGCGTAAACTATCATATCCTCAATTTTTAATAATAATTTCAGCCCTTCCTCTTGCATCTCTGGTGTCATTGTGTCGGGTCTCTGTTCTGCCACATTCTTTCTCCTATCTGTACAAACGCCGCCTTCTCAGGCGGCAATCAGTTTACAGTTTTCAGTTCGCAAAAGCGGAGCGGAAACCGATGCGGCCGCTGGCGCTAGAGCGAGGGTTGTCCAAGCTCACAAAGAACACGCCAGCAGAACCGCCATTGCTCCAGCTGCCCCCACAAATCGGCAAACGCTCCCCGGATGTGTTGAATCCATGATAGTCACCACCATAATCACCATTAGGCTCGTCCGGGTAAAGCAGCAGAGCCTTTGCCAACTCTGGAGCTGCGGACAGTCCAGAGGACAGTGTTGCGGTAGTATATGACAACCACTGTCCCTGGTCTGTTGGTGTGATCGTACCGTTTGTCAGCTGCATCTTTCCTGATACTGCATCCCACTTCAATGTACCTTCTGTTCCCGGCGCTACAAGTGTTCCATCAGACGCAATCGCTTTCCATTCTGTAGAGCTTGCTGACATGCTAGTAGTCAAAATCATGCTGTTTGCATACGGAATTATCTGAATTTCTCCATCAACCAGACGCATACCTGCACACCATTCCCACACATTACCATTCAAATCAAAAATACCATCTGGCATCCAGTTATGACTCCATGTATTTGGTCCTGAACCTGTTGCACATCTTGCAACTTTCTGGTTATCATAGCTTGTTGGGATGCCTTTCTCGAATGAATAAGCTTGATCCTGTCCATAGTTGTTGTTGCCTCTCGGCATAGTACCATTCTTTCTGCACCAAAGCGCAATAGCAGACCATAATGAGTACGGCAACAATCCCCAACCAGTACCCTTGTTGCGGCAGTAAGTTACGGACTGATCAAAATTCACGGATGTTTTTGGATCTTTGAGTGGCAGGGAATACGCTCTGTCGTTCATAACAACATTCTGGAACTTTGATACATAGATCACATCTTTTTCTACGCCGCCAATAGAAAAGGCTGGGTGAATATTCTCACTGCCGCCTGTGATTACATCTGAAATCTTGAACTTTGGAAATGCAACCATGACAGATGGCATTCCCTGATCATCAAGTAGAACCGTGTTCTTTCCTCCTGACATTGCTTCAATAGCAAGCTTCATATCGTCAAAATTTGGCATATCTTAATCCTCCAATTCCCATAATCTTAATTCGCATCTGTTAATGTTAAACGGAACAGGAACCCTCTGTGTGATCGTTGGATTCTCAGTGCCACCTTCTGCACCTGCATTATAATTTGGATTTGCAATCTCTGTCTCTGTGTACGCTCTTTCTGGGATAATGAGCTGTGCGACATAACGATCACCAGTGTCAGCGCCCATTACCAAACTGCCTGTGTAATCACGGCAAATATCAAGTGTGACTTCATAGTCTCGTTCCTTCTTAGAGACGTTAAAACTCAACTCACCATCGTCAAAATCAATGATCTTGCCAGTCAATTCATAAGGGATGAAATTCTTTCCATCCTCTGGTACATGTACAACCTTCATATCAATAATACCTCCTTCTGTTCTGTGCCATTTCAACTGCCTCACGGCTTCTTGCAGCAGTAATCTCAGCTGCTTCTCTCATTGCTGGGTCGTTCAAGTTGATGCCGTATTTCTTAGCAACATATTCAACATCTTCTCTTCTGCTCTCGTTCTTAACGATCACGTTTGCCATTTTAAATACCTCCTCTCACATATAGATCAAGGACAACCGTTTTTGCCGATCCTCCAAACTGCACTTTAAATCCATTTAAGAGCTTGTCCGAAAATGAAATTTCTCCGACAGCTCCACCAGATGCACTGACAATCTCAGCAGTAATCATATAATTCTTGTTATTTCTAGGCGTTGGAATCTGCACGGTTTTCTTTGAGTTGTTAAACGGATACTCCTGACTGTTTGTCAGTGTTACCTGTACCTTTTCTCCACTCAATCCATCAATCGTGTTTGACATGGTTCTAATCATTCGCGCTGCTTCCGAACCCATAACTAACGCTTCAAGAATGCCCTGCTCCATGTGATTGAAGTTCGATGCACTCTGCGGCGTACCTTCCTGCATAACTTCTCCCGGATTGGGTGTATGCTCGATACTGCCGTCTGTGTTCTGGACCTCATTGTATCTGTAAGGATGCTCAACAACTTCATCCTTCCAAATCGTTGGTGTATACATGTGCTTTCCTCCTTTCTTACTCCTCCGTGATGCTGATTGTCACGCGATAATAGATGCCTTCCTGCGAGGTCTTTCTGGTGATACTCTCTACTTTGTTCCACCACAGCTGTCCGGCTGTGTTATACAGCTGGACTTCTGTGATCTTGATCTCGCCCTTGACAGTCGGATTGATGGTGAACTCAACCCTAACTTTTCCATCACTTCTGACTGTAACATCAGTCAATTTTTCTTGATAATATGTTGATCCGATCTTGTATTTTGCGTAAGCAAGTGTGCTTTTCACATACTCACGTAGACCGTTCAAAGCATATGTTGATAACATTGTCTACCTCCTTCCTTTTCAGCTAAAGCTTTCTCTTACTTCCACAAGCCTTAAAAAGTACTTGCGAAGCTGCTCCTTCCGCTTGCACCGTCAAGCCACCATCCTTTATAGCCGCCTGATTGCTTATATCTGGCTTTGTACCTGATATCGGATATGGAAATTCAACCCCTGCACTGTCAATCGCTGCCACAAGCTGTAACTGACTTGTAACGCCAACCGATACAGTATGTGGGTAACGTCCAGCCATGTTCCGGGTACTTGTGGACCGATATAGAAAGCTTTTTGATGTCGGTTCGGCGCGAATCTTTATTGAGATTGGCGTATCAAACACAATGTGAAAACTTTTCTGTGCCTGCTTAACCTCATTGATAAGATCAATGATCTTTCCGAGGTTTGCGTTTGTATCTCCCGGTGCAATCTTGATCTCGAATGTGTGTGGTGCTACATTCTCAACCAGTTCCGTCTTTCTTCCACAGAGATTTTCAACAAGCATTTCGATTCGTGCAGGGTTCATTGGCTTTCGAAAGTTGCGCTTCTGAATGACTTGCTTTCGCCGTTCTTCCAAGCTTAGACTTTCATTTGGGTGAATGCCGTAGCTTTCCTCCCAATATGCAATACTCCAAGTTGCTGTCTCCGGGAATGCCTGTTCCCGAAGCGAAAGAGCCGTGTCCTTTGCCAGCCCCAAGGGAACACCCATGACTTCATACAGCCATTTTGCAACGTAAGACTTATCATAGATGGGGCTTATCATCGCCATCATATCTTTTGCAACTTCCCGTGTTGGCAACTCGTCAAGATTCATCCATCACTCACCTCCTCCGCTTCGTCAACTACAACCTCGTCTGTATACGGGTATTCGTCACTTGCAATAGAAATATTTTTGGTATCTCCATTCATCGTAAGCGACTCATAGTCTGATACTCCGGGCGTACTGCTGACTGCCGCACATACTTGTGTATACTTCACCATACCTGCATCACTGGCGGTCTTATAATAAGATGCCAACTTTGCGGTAATCAGCTTGATAACAGCATCCTTTTCATAGCCATCATCAAGTGAAAGCCCCGATACTTGATACGTGATATGTACCAATGTCGGGGCTGTGACGGTCAAAATTGTGTTTGGGGGTGCTAATCTGTCAAGCGGACTATCAGGCTGCATAATGTACTCATAGATCGACTTGCAGAGTGATTCATTCGCTGCTTCGCCGTTTGCATCCAAGGCAACGATTTTCACCGTCTCTGGTCCTGCCCACTCTGGCACGATGATAACCGTGCCGATGCCCGGAACAGACTCAGCCCAGCGCTTATAATCAGATGCATTTCCGATGTACGAAGTGTCCATGCTGCTATTCGCAGCCAAGATTCTTTCTCTCAGCTCATCGTCAGACTCTTCCTCGGTTCCTCCTGTGGCTTTCTCAGCATTTGAAACGCCATTGATGCCATCAATAGGAACCGACATGAGCGTGATCGTTCCGGCATTGACATTTGAGCCAGTACCAGCAATCAGTGCTTGCACTGTGACCATCACTGTTCCATCATCACCGATAACTGCATCTTCAAGTGCTGCAAATTCGATTGATGATGAATCGCTTGTTGCCGGGGTTGCAAATACAGTACCAGTAGGGATAATCGTTCCGGGACTTCCAGTGATTTTAAGTTGTGATGTAGCGAAGTTCGGAGCTTTGCGTTCTACTCTTGCCATCTTCGCAAGATAGTCAAGATACTTCCCATTGCTCCACTGTGGGAACATCAGCTTGATAATCTCTGGAATGTAAAATTCAAGCAATTCCGCTGCTATAAGCGCTGCTGGACGTGTAAAGTCCCAAGCAAATCCAGCTTCCGTTTTGTCGATGTCATCTGGCAAAAGTGTCATCATTTTTTCATGGATGGTATCGACATCGCATCCACTTAAAAAATCAGGTGTAATAAATTCTTCCAAGCTCTCACCTCCTCTACTGCGTTATTTTGGTTTTAAGCTGTTCGTCTTCCCACGGATAGCCCTTGACCGTGAAAGTAACGTACACCGCATCCGCTTTATACAAAAAAGAAAAGTCGCGGACATACTCGGTGGCACGATGCATCATCAAAGCTTCTGTAATCGTTCGTTCAATGATACTTTCTGCTGCCGCCCGATCTGCCTCTACGACTTGATCAAGCTCAACTCCGATGTCGCTGCTGTAAGCCAAACAGCTATAACGCTCTGTGCTTACAACTTTTAGGCACCATTGTATATATGCGTCTTTTCCTTCTGATTTCTTTATTTTCCCGGCTCCGTCTCGCACAAAGTCACCTTTTTCAAAATCAAAGTACGCGGACGGCGAGTATCTTTCTTCCAGTTCTTCTGTGTCTGGAATTTCTGGAAGGTCGAACACCGGGAAAAGCTGTCTCTGTGCCATAGTGCCTCCTATCTTGTGATAACATCAACAACAACAGGATCGTTAGCAACCCATACAACAAGCACATGATCTCCCGGCTGTAATCCGGGAAGATTGACAGCCGCTCGGTCTGTTGTTGCCAGCCGCATTCCTGCTGCATATCGGCACACATAATATGATCCGGGCGGAAACGGAGTGGGAAACCGATTCGTAGACAATGACATGTTGCCATTGATTACTCCAAAATCGGATGCCAAATCCGTTTCAACCTGATTCTGATGTTCTCTCATTCTTCCTGCAAGTGTCCTTGCAAGCTGATTGATTCCGGGATTTCCTTCTGCACTCATACGTCTCCTTCCTACTCAAAGCTGCCTTCATCAACCCAACCATATACATTACTGGTTGAATTGCTCGTGTGAATAAGCTGCCATGGATGAGCCCTCCCATTTGCCTTGCAGTCTGGTCCAAGTGTAATTTTCGCTTCTCCTGCCGTGGCTTGATAGCCTTTGGCTCCCGGATAGCTGCTAATGTAATGCATACCGCCTTTAAAACGAACGATATCACCAACTTTATAGCTTTTGCTCTCTGTACTCGTGTTTTGCGTTTTCGTTATGGTGGATGCCACATATTTCTCCACTTCGGCAGAAAATTTTCTATCTTTCGCACTGTGCTGAATGCTTTTGATAAGATAGAAGCCATCAAGTGACCCCACTTTTGCATAGATCATATCTCCTTTCCGAAGTGGCGGCACGTCTGGACCTGTAAGCCTTGCTGTCTCTGTCGGGGAACCATTTTCATCAAGCTCATCCTGTGCCTCTTTCTTTGCATCTTCCAGCGTTCCGCTTTGGGTCTTTGTGATAATCTTCTGGAAAACACCATAATCAGTTTTACCATCAACTATCGCTTCGACTTTTGCAGCACTGTCGGAACCATCAGAGGAAACAACCTTCACACGGGTAACAATACTTGCAATGTTAATTTCGTGGCTCACTTCCGTGACATTATCGCCAAGAAAAGCATAGACTGTGCTGTTGTTGCCCTTCTTAATAACCTCAATCTTGCCTTTTGTACTTCGCACAATTCCAGCGCCGCCGCCTTTCTTTTTGGCTTCGCTGAGAATGTCTCGAATAATCGTTCCAAGCTTTGCGTTTTTCTTCAAAACTCTGGCATGTGTAACATTTGGACCTGTATAAGACGAAATTGAAATGCCCCAAGATGACAAAAGGGAAGTCAAGATACTTTGCGTACCTTTTCCTTCCTCGAAAAACACGCAATCTGAGCTTTTCTGCAAGTTATACAGATTGTCATACGCTGTGATTGAAAAGACCTCATCTGATTTTGAGGTCTTTCTTCTGCACTGTGTAAGCTGCCCTTGTGCCACAATATCAGAACCTGATCCCCAAGACGCTTGAATCGCCACTACAGAACAGAGCTTTACGAGAGATGAAAGACGCTTGCCATTATAAAAAGCATTGTACAAGTCAAAGCTAATTTTCATGGCAAGTTCGTCCTCATTCTCTTCCCACCCCAAATCCTGTGTAGCTGCCGTAATATCAAGCTGTTGTCCAGACTCGGTAACTATTATAGCCTTATAGCTCAAATCCTTGCTATTGATCATAAAAGCCTCCTATCCGGGGATTCTCAGCACTTGTCCGGTATAGATCAAGCTTGGATCGCTGATCTTGTCCCGATTCAAGTTGTAGATTTCCATGTACCTGCTGCCGCTTCCGAGAAGATTCTGTGCTATACGCCAAAGGCAGTCACCCGTCTTGACCGTATAGGTTTTCGTCTGTGTGGCAGTAGTCGGTCTTTCAACTCTCGGCTCCGAAGGCTTTGATATCTTCAACTCCGAAGTTGTATATGTCTTGATATCTCGTGCAGCTGAAAAAGTCAGATCATAGTTGTAATCCATATTCCCGACATATTTGCCCGAAAATTTTGCTACATAGACCTCTATGTTGATGCAGGTTCCGGTTACGAGCAAAGTGCATCTTGTGCCATTGTTCCGTATATTCCGTAAAAGATTGATCAAATCATCTGCTTTTGTATACGCTCTGACATAAGATGCTTTTTTTCTTGCAGCTCCGGGGAACATTCCAGACCATGCAATTTCCTCAACACCTTGTCCCCTTGGGATTTTTACATCACCAAGGGAAATTGTGCTATAGGTCATAAACTTTGCTTCGCCAGATAAGCTCACACTTTCTGGCAGCATAGGGAAGCGGATCGTACTGCCGCCCGACGGCGTTAAGTAAATATCCATCACGTCTCACCCGTAAGCGGCATGTTCGAGTATGATTGAGCAAGCTTATCTGCAAGCTCACCACCGATATCGTCAGCAAGTTCGCGGCAACGACTCTTGATGATTTCAAATATCTTGTTCTCGTCCATGTTGCTTCCTTCAATTTTAATGGTCGGAGCCAAATCAACCTTGACTTCGATGTTACTTCCAGCCGGCTGTGCCGTGGAATCCGTTCTGATCTGGATTTCCTTTGACTCGCTGCCGTCATCGTCCTCATCACCGTCACTGTTGATCTCGTATCCGTCTACAGTCCATATGGTTTCCTTTTCCTTTTTGCTTTGCTCTTTGATTACCGGGATATCCTCATCAACCTCTGAGTAGTCAGAGTCACCAAAGTAATCCGAATAGTCATAGAACGCCGCAGAAATCGTACTGATTCCAGTGCCGCCAACTGCACCGCCATTTGCATATGCAGGAATCTCATCTGTGCCATCAAACATGCCAAGTGTCTCACCTGCCTGATACCACAACTCAATTCCGCGTGAACGTCTGCTCGGAACAGTCGGAATGATATACTCAAGTCCTTCCTCTCCAACAACTGCGAACTCTGGTCCGTTCTTGCCAACTTCATTGCTTCCGTTTGCGTAGAACGCCGCAGAAATCGTACTGATTCCAGTGCCGCCACCGCCAAAGCGAATGTTCGCTGTTGGATTTGCAATTCGATAGTTTACATGAATGTCTGCATTCGTACTGACACTATATCCGCTGGAAAACGCGCTTCTCAGCTCGCTTCCTACCTGACTGTGAACCTCAGAAATATTATCATCTTCCTTGTTGATGGTAATATCTGTTGATCCTGTCGTGTCGTAGACTGACTGGAAGGCTGTGTTCAATGCTTGCTGCGTAGAGTCATAAGCGCTGCTTGTATCAACTCCTGCTGCATAGACATCAACATTGGCGTTTGTGTCAACCGATGCAGGTTCGACATTAGATGCTTCCTGTACAACCTCATCAACTGCCTGTTTCAACTGCGTAGTGTCAACATTGATCATTTCTGTTGGAATGCGAACCTTCATTCCAACATTGACTTCTGCATCACTGGTCAAGCCATTGTATTCCTTTAACTGATCAACCGTGATTCCAACTGCATCAGCGACTTTCTCAAGCGCATCTTCCTGATTTACCGAAACCTCTCCAAAAGTTACTTCCAGATCGGTTCCTACAATCTGTGCCGTATCTCCCTGTTCTTCCAGTAGACTTGTTGCTTGCTGAATTGCTTCATCAATTGCTACTTGTGTTGCTGCTTGTGTTTCTTCTGCGTTCACTTGTGGTATGTACACAAGATCACCTTCGTAGATCAAGTCCCAAGAACCGTTCTTTTCGTACAGTTCTTGATTTGCAGCTTCCAACTCTTCCAGTGCAACGCCAGCCTTTGCAGCGATGTCAGAAAGCGTGTCAGCCACGTTTACCCGGTACTCGTAAGCAATCTCACCGCCATCAAGAGTGATGGAATTTCCTGTTGCAGTCAGTCCTGATAGCTCTGCTGCCTGTCCGAGATCAAAGTCATTGATATTTAACTTTGCATCTCCTGCATCAACATCAATTCCGACCGTCTCAAGGTAATCTGAAATGTCAAGTCCGTACTTGTCACACAACTCTTTCAATGTTGACAGGTCAATCTCGTCAATCGAACCACTTCCCAGAACCTTGTTGAAAAGCTCTGAAAGGTCTGTGCTTGCGGTTGTCTCCTGCGTTGCACGATCAATCGCCTTTGTCATTTCCTCTGGCAAAATACCTCTCAACGTCTCGTACATAGGGTTGTTCTCATTGGTAAGGATATCGACTATTTCCTCGCTGCCGTTTGTCAGCAAGTCATTTGCATATACCTGCCATGCAGCAGACTCATCTCCAGAAGCCGCACCAATCTTCGCAGCCTCATAGAATGCATCCATCAAAGTTTGAGGTGTCTTCAATCCTGCCTCTCGGTACGAATCAATCAGACCTGCCATA